GTTCTGTGTCTGGACACTGCCTGATGAATCTCTCGTACAGCCTGGTTATGTCGTTTAGTTCTTGGTCCTTCATTGCCTGTGTTCTCGCTTGCCTATTATTGCCTTGAGCAATATTAGTTATCTGGGCAAAACTTGAGAGGAAATTTTTTGGTGTTCTCTTAGTTTACTTTTGGGCACATCAATGTCTCTGCGATCGCAAGCTGCTCTGATAACACAATTGTCACACAAAGGATTTCTCGATTTGCAAACTAATTTTGCGTGAGTTATCAGCCACATGTGAGCCCCGTACTTGTAGCTGTCCGGCGTGGTAGAATTAACTGTGATCGATGCCTTGCCCTCATCCAGGTTATCCACCCAGCCCAATCTCCACAGCATTCTAAACACATGGGTGTCCACAGCTATGTGTGGCTGCCCCCAAACAAAACGCATCACAATATCTGAGCTTTTGCGCCCCACTCCGGGCAGGGTCATTAATTCTGCCTGAGTTTGGGGGACCTTACCATTAAACTTTTCAATCAACATCTTGCTAGTGGCCAAGATGTTTTTTGATTTGGCATTGAACAATCCTGCTGGCCGTATGGCCTCTATGATTTCTTGCTGTGAGAGTTTGATCATGTCCTCTGGTGTGCTGGCCAAAGCAAACAGTTGCCTGCAGGCCACCGCGGTCCTGGCGTCCTGTGATTGGGCGCTCAGCATGACTCCTATGAGACTGGTGTAGGCCCGGGAATATATCTTGGCTTTGGGTTTTTGATTGGAGTATTTTGTGTATAGGTTACTTAATTTTTCGTATATGTATTCTATGTCGTTACTGTTCTTCATCAGAATGCAGATCATTTAATAGTTGTCTCAACTTGCTTCCTTCCACTGTGGCCCTGACCTTGCCTACCTCGTCGCCTTTGGTCGGGTCTGGTTCTATCCTTGCATCTGTGGCGGTGCCGTCTGGCGAGATCTTGCTTCTCTGTTTTAGATTGTCATAGATGGTGGATGTTTGTTTCTTGAACTGTTGATATTCTGGATCATCTGCGAGATCCCTTATTCGCAATGTGTCCACGTCAAATTCCAAGTCCACTTTCTGTCCCACACCACTGCTGCTCCTGGTCTTCATAAACTGCAGTTGATATCTGCCACGCTCCTTCATTGCCCTGCTGGTGAATATACCAAACACGTTGTCCGCTGTCTGCACCTTGCTCAATCCACCCGCTATGTGGCTGTGATCAAACTCGATCTCTTCCACAGATGCCCTGTTCAACTGTGACGCCGTGGCCATCAACATCTTTGATTCCACAGCCAAATTCCTTAACTCTTCTGACACATACTTGTCTTTGATAAACAGATCTGCCGGCGATACTCGTTTGCTCTTGGGCATCATGAGATCCAGATAATCAATCAATATGCAGTCTATTTTTTTCTTGTTTTTAAGCTCTAATTCTTTGATGTATGTTTTGATATCCAACACTGTGCTGCCCGATGGCAGATACTTGATCTGCAGTCCACCCGCTTTCTTGGCGATCATCTTAAGTTTCATCTCAACGTTGTCGATCTCTGGGAATATCTTTCTCGTAGGTATGTTTGTGATCATGGCATCCAATCTCATCGCCACCAACATCTCGCTCAATTCAAAAGTGATGTAGCAGCAATTTAATCCTGCGCTGGCCCAGTTCACTGCCAAGTTTTGCAAGAACAAGGACTTGCCTGCACCAGACCCGCCCGCGAATATGTTCAGCTCTCCACGATTGAATCCACCAAATAGTTTCTTGTCTATGTTGGCCCAACCCGTGCTGACCTGTCCATTGGAGTTCTTCAATCTCTCCAATCTGCCTCTGGGATCATCAAAATAGTCTGTGCCTATGTCTCTGGTTAAACCAATGTTGACCGCTGCCTTGATCTTGTCTTCCACAGGAGCATAGTCACCATGTTCCAAAAGATCTGCAGATTCCAATATGGCCTTTTCCAATGCCTTGTGTCTAGAGAATGTTTCGAACTCATCCAGCAACCATGCAAAGTGCGATGGATCTAGGTCTTTTGCTGGTTTTAATTTTATGTCGTGCTTGGCATTGACTTGCTCCACTTCTGGCAGCACCTTATACTGCTCAGCATAGTCCTTGATAAATTTCGCGATTGGCTGCAGTTTCCTGTCAAAGCTATTGCTGTCAAAGATATTCTGTGCTCTTGCAAATGACTCTGCATCTGCCAGCAGCATTTCCAAATATAATTTTTGTACGTCAAAACTGTAATCAGCCATATATCTTCCTTCTCAAATCTATCTTCAGTGCTGTGGACTCTGTAGATTTGAGTATTGATTGTAACGTAAACAATCTACCATATTTTAACACAGCTTCCGACACATCCACAACCGATTCGTGCCATTGTGGAAATGCCACGCTCCAGCCAAACTCTTTGGCTTGATCTATGAGTTTCTGTCCTGGTTGATCTCTATCTGGCACCACGATCACCTGCCTGCTCAATCCCTGTATCAGTTCTCTCTGCGTGTTGTTGATCTCTGATCCCAAGATGGCCACACCACCCAATGTTATGGCGTCAAATGGTCCTTCCATTACCAACACAAACTTCCTCTGCCAGTCCTGTGCGTCCATGTTGAACACATAGCCCGGCTGCGTCTCCGTGTAATATTTTATCTCTTTGTTGCGGGTGTCAAATAATCTTCCCGTGTATCCTACCACATCGCCATGCCAATAGAAAGGCACGATCACCCTGCGATGAAAATCAGCAGTCTGGTCCGGAGAGTAGAAGAAATCATACCACTCGGGCTCTATGCCTCTTTTCTTCAGATAATTCAATAGCTGATCTATCTTCTCATATTGAGTGTCAGTGAGATCCCGGGCCACGTATTTCTCCAACCAGTGCTCCAGTTTGAAACTGTTCTTGGGCAGTTCCTTCTTCTGGAAAGTAACAAATTTTTTCTTTTCGTATTTCACATCGGCTTCCTCATGGCGCATGGCCTCTATGGCCAATTTCTTGATCGTGTCTTCGGCAATGCCCAGCCATCCCATCAGTGTTTTCATTTTACCAGACAGCTTGCGACCGATCACATAACTGGCTGTGTAGCCACAGTTGAAACAGTGATAGCTTAGGGTTCCGTCAGCGGAAGTCATCACCCCGCCACGTTTCCTCTTGTCCTGCGACTCACCATTGTACACACAACAGGGCGCATTGAAGCTCAACCATCCCGATGGTGTCTTTTTCCTTACAGACGGCAGCGATGTCAGAATTGTAGACTGAATCAGGTTCATTCTTACATTTTAATGTCTATATAGTATTTTGTCAATGCGTCCGGTATTACCACTGTCATTGCTCCAACTGAATCGCACATTTTCGTACACCCCAGTGAAGTTGTAATAGGTGACCGCGGTGGAAGACGAGAATGTTATCGTAGATGACTCGCCCGTGGCAGTGATGTTGAAGTAGTCGGTGTCTGAGGGCGTTGATACCATGGTGCCCTGTATCCTCAGCGATCCCGAAAAAGATTTTGTGTACACGGCGATGGTGTGCAACGCCACGTTGTTGTTGATGCCCGGATTGGCATCTATTGCCCCGCTGGTTTTGTCCAATGGTCCTGTGGTGCTTGTGAAATTGTTGATCTCTATGCTGTCCAGAAAGTCGGGATAGGCGCCATCCAACACTTCTATCGTGCCAGCGGCGTTGTAGAACGAGTCAGCAAAGGTCACTGTTCTCACATTGTCTGCAGCCACTTCTCTTATGGCATAATTGTAAAATTTTGCGTCCAAGGCCAATAAGTCGCCCTCTGTGATTGTTACGCTGGCAGTGCCCTTTGTGCTCACTGTGGAGCCATCATCTAATATTGTAAGATTACGTGTAACAACGCTTTGTTTGGTCTCGGAATCAATCAAATTAAATTCAAAAGTTTTAGAAGTTATATCCTGTGCTTTTTGATCTTCGTTCTTGAACGTGAAAGTAAGCGGATTTGACACACCTTTATACAGTTTTAAACGTCTATCATACACCATGGGATTCCTTCCGTGATAACCAGATGAGTACACTATTACCACGTTGTCTAGTAAATACCTCGATACAGTTTGCATAATTCATTGCTTACTGTATTTATTGTGCAAACTATGAATGAAATTTTTGAAACTCTAAAGACCAAGTTCCCTTTCCTGTCACTGATATGCAAGGGCGATCTGGAATATGTGGGCATCGTGCAAAACCAGGACAATCAGATAACTTCATTCTATGACTACGGCAGGATCATGTTGCCAGCGGACAAGATGAAATTCCTGCGCTTGGGAGAAACTTGGTGGTGGGAAAGCAACAGGAAAATACCCATAAACATATTCCTAAAGAAAGATTTCAAATACTTTAGAAGCACCATAGTCACCCTGTCTACTAAAGACATCAAGATCGTGCATGGACCGGTAGTTAGATTGGACGAAATATCCAAGAAGAGGATCAAGCGCAGGACCATACAGCTGATGCGTAGGCCCGTTTAGTTTTTTTTTTTATTTTACTTTTTCTTTGATTTCTTTTGTTTGCCTGATGTCATCCACGCTCTTGAAAGCCCACGCAATGCCTATAACCAACAACACTAATATCTCAATCAGTATTAGATCAGGGTTTAGTATTCCAGATCCTCATGAGGATCTGGATGTTTTTCATCCATCTATTTATTTTTTCCTTAGGAGATTCATCTGCACCACAATGGCCTGGGCATATGCCACGGCATGTGATTTCTTGAAAAAGTAACTGTCATCTTTGGGCCGCAACCAAACTTCCTTCAGTATCTCTGACCAATATTTGTGCATGAGATTCCTCTTGGCGGGCCTGATTATGGCCAGCACCGCCGCCAGTTGCTCGATGTTCTTGGGTTCCAGTTTAGACACTATGTCAAAATGTCCATTGATGTGGAACAGTTGGTCCACGATAGCCTTGTCCTTCAGCATGTCCCAGTCTGGCTCTTCCAGCATCAACTCCACTAGTTGTTGCTCGGTCTCGATGCCTTCGTAGAGATTCACATTCAATAGATCAATCTTGAAGTATCCACGCTCCTCCGCCCGTTTGTAGTCAAAGCTGCAACAGCCATTGATGGGATCCACGGGCACCTCTTGGAAGTACACCCCGGTCTTGTGCTTCTCCACCTCATCGTCTTTGATTATGGCCGCGGGCACATGTTGGAACAATTTCAGTGCTTGTTCTCTGTCCGCGAAATCTATGTCTACGTCAGGCATCAGTTGTACTTCTTTTTGTTTGCGGCGGCCCTAATCAGTCCACCTTTTTCCTTGTCTATAAACTCCAGCACGTCCAGAGTCAATTTGTAGCCCTTGCTCACTTGTGACGGCACGTTGACTTCTGGCAAGATCACTTCTCCTATGGAACCATCTTCCTTGATCACTATGATGCAATCTCCCGGGTCAATGTCTATGCCCTCTTTTTCTTTGATCGTGCTACTCAATTTTGGCCTCCCTGGCTGTCTCCTGCACAAACAAAGCATCGGCCATGTTGGTCTTAAACCTGTTGGACCAAAATTCTGGATTGATAAATCTCTGTACCATCTGCAGTTGCTCGTCTGAAAATGATTTTAACATCTTCTTGCCCGCGGCACAACCAAGCACCAGCCATGGAGATAATTTACCAGTCTGTATGTGTTGCACGGCCCTGGTGGTGTTGACCAAGCGGAAGTAGTCCGCCCACTGCACGTTCTGTTCTTCCGCCCACTCCATCATGGTCTGTATGCTCCTCTGCAGTGCCCCCTCCACCGGCTCTGTCTTGAGGGTGTCTATGAGATAGGCCTCGTAGAGATCGTCCCTGGCCCAGTGATCTAATTTTATTCTAGAACGTATCACGTATTCAATATATTTTTCTGGATATAATGGATTGATGTGCATGATGTACCTTCCAAATTTTACAAAAGCATTGTAGTAGGCGCTCTTGCAAAAATCTTCATAGGTTTTTGGTTTGACATTATTTTGATGTATTTGATAAAATCTTTGAAACACCAATAAAGCATTCTGCACCCATTTCTCATTTTTTTGCAGATGTCGACGCTTGGGCTCGCACACATGTACCTGTAGAGTTCTTTCTTTAGTAAAACTTTTGCCGCAAAAAGTACAGGTGTTAAGATTGCTCTCCATGATCCTCTAGCAGTTGTTCTAGTTCGCTGTCGGTTATAATTTTATCCAGCGTCTCGAGATCCGACATTTTGGTGTTGGGATAGATATCCATCAACGTCTGCAAAGACTTGTTGGGTATTTTCTTCATGGGCTTTATGTAGGGATGGAACTGTTGTTTCAATCCTCCACACATGGCTGTCAACTGCCAGCACAGTTTCTTGTGCTTGCTGCTGAGAGTGAACAAGTGCTTGTTGACGCACTCGTTTATCATCTCCACATAGTGCTCCTGATAGAATCTTTCTCCAGAAACTGCGGAGGCATATCTCATGGTCATGTAAGGACTGTACAATGATCTCTCATGCTCGTCCACCCGATCGAGATAGTCCTTGTTGCGGAAGTCTATGGCCTTCATGCTGTTCCTCAATTCAAAAAATTTCTTCTCAGTCATCTTCTCTCCATGTCAATGCGAACACAGATGCGTGTTTGGGATTCTTGAAAGTTATCTCTATGTTCTTGCCTCGCAGTTGATAGCCCTGTATGCTTAATCTTTTCTTCTTGGCATGCTCCATGATCCAATCTATAAAATGTCGATTCATTAGAACCGGTATCTCCCTGTCATGGTCGTCCGGGACCATGATGACCGGGGCCTCCATGCGAACCACATTTTGTTTTGCCTTTACCATACTGCTCCGTATTCCAGGAATTCTGACTGCCTTGATATGTCCTTGACGAAGTATGCGCAGGGTGGATTGTCATCATCAGTTAAGGGTACAGCCAATATCTGTCCTGATTTGATCTTGGGGAAGTACCATTTGACTTCTTGATATATGTCCACAATGTCCACCTCAGCGAAAGCGGGCTTGGAGTCTGATATGGGATTAAACATGAACGCATTGAATCCCCTATCGTTCAAACTGGTCAATGGCAACACATGCAATTCGCCCTGTTCGGGATCTCCTATGATCATCTTCCAATCCAGTGGCATCTTGATTTTATATTGCCCAATCTGTAGCACCGCTGCCGGAGCGTTGAAGGATTCCAAAAATATCAGTGGTATAAAGAAATAGTCTGGATCTGCAGGATTGGAATTGTCCAGCACTGCGAATCTCAGTTTGTCGTCCACATATTCTGGTATCTTTTCCAGTATGTAGGTCTTATTTTCTAATGTAAGGATTTTCATAATCTATCTTTTCTATATTATACGGATAATTGGCCTCTTTGTAAAACTTTTTCCTTTGCCCAAGATGTCTCTTGGCGAACTTGCAACTGGAAGTTATATCCCAAATGTTGACGTGATCTTTGTCTTCTGCTTTCCTGATGCCCCTGCCGATGCTCTGTATCACACGCACAAAGCTCTTGCCAGGCTCTATCAACACCAAGTTAAAGATCCTGGGTATGTTTATGCCTACGGCAGCCACGCCATAGGTGGCTATTATAACTTTGTGTTGTGCTATGGAAACTTCATCATAGTGTTCTTTTCTTTCAATATTCTTTGTGGAGCCAGATATGAACACGCTGTCTTTTATTTTCTTTTCTAATAACTCTCCAGCAGATATCCTATCCACTAGAATCATTGTGTTGCCTGTGTTTGATATATCTTCTATGGTTTTTGCAATCCACGACATTCGGGTTTCATCTGTGGTCAACCATTTCAATTCCTCCTGATAATTTTTGAATTCTGGATGATCCTGGGTTTGTAAAACGTTCACGTTGCATTGTGCCAACACACCTTTGTCTTGTAATTCTTTAGCTACTATCTTATTGGCCACGTCGCCTATGCTGCATCGCAATCCATAAAATTCATAGTCGGCTTTTGGCACTGTGCCCGTGAGTCCCCAACGTATTCCACATCGAGCAAACGGTCCTGTTAACATTCTTTTTAACACATCTGCTTTCGCCATGTGCACCTCGTCCACTATCACAGTATTGATGTTCTCTATGGCTTCCAAGAATGCTGTGGTCTCATCGTCTCTGCTTTTCTTTTCCAACACATTTAATGATTGCCAAGTGGCGATGGTGTTCTGTCGTCCTAATTCTTTTCTGTCACCATAGTACACTCCAACATCTAGATTACATGCCAAGAAATCATCTTCTGTCTGTGTGACCAAACTCTTATTGGGTACAATAGTTAAAGTTCGTCCATAATTTTCAACCAGCCGGCACAATGCTGCTGTGATGATGGTCTTACCTGCTCCTGTGGCAATCTCTTGAATACACTGAGGATTCTCCAGGAACTTGTTTATGGTTTCCACTTGATAGTCTCGCAACACTATAGATTGTCCGGCACAGGGATGATTCTTTGGCCACTTGGTATCAGCTAGATAGTTTTGATCTATCAGTTTAAATTCAAAGTTGTGTGGAGTTCTCTGATCTTCCAATTCCACATACACCCCAGCATCTTCCAGAATGGGCAATATCTCTCCCACCAACGCCAGATAGGTGTTGCCACCCAATCCAAAGAAACTGACCTTGCCATCCCATCTGCCCAGTTTTACTGCTGGTAGATGTCGAGCATAAGGTATTTCAAATTTAAATTTGTTGCTGAGATGTTTCCTGTGATCTAGAGAAAGGTTCTCAAATTTGACGTTTACCTCGTCTCGAATTACCAGTTTGCATGAACTCATACGGATTGTATCTTGTCAGATGGTTTCTGACTCATATAATACAATCTTTTCGGCAAACTTTCAACCAGCTTGTCCAGGGTGTTGGTACTCATGGCCCACATAGGGGTATCTTGCAACATGAATGCTATCTTGGGTTTGATCCCAGATCGCAGCAGAGTCCTTGGTATTTTGTTTCTAACGAATATGATTTTGGTCTGCGGGGAGATCTTTCTATTGCTGACGCTCAACGCATGCAGAATTTTCCATTGGTCATATATTCGCTCACGCTCCATAATGGGGGTATCCGCACCATAGACGAAGTCTGGGGATGGAAACTGCTCCACCTCAGTATTGGGATCCGCGGACATTGGTTGGTTGAGTTCAAAACCAAATGCGATGCTGTCTTTTGTTATGCCCGCCGCTTCAAATTCTCCCAGCCATTCATAAACTGACGTGATTTCATCTTTTATTCCCAGATCCCCGCTGAATGGACAGATCGCGGGCAGGTCTCCCAATTCTATGATTGCTTGTAACAAAGTTTTCCTGTCATAGACTTTCCTGTCCACGAACAAATCAGTGTTGGATGCATGGGCTATCTTTTCCGCTAGTGTTCGTGCAGGCGCAGAATTATTTCTTACAGAAGAAATGCAGAGTTGTTTCAATTGGTCTCTCTGTTGAAGATATGACAGCGATTGACAATTTTTTAGCCAATATTCTGCAAGTGAGTCGGAAGCATTGATTAATCTTATTGAATCGTTATCTACATCAGCGATGACAGGCAGATATTTCTTCTTCTGTTGTTTGATCTCTTCGTAGTCATTTAAAATTTTTATTTTTAGTATCTTGAAATCATATCTCACCGCTATCAGTGTCACATAGTAGGCCACCGTATCGGTATAATTCATGGTCCATTTTTTTGTCTCTCCGTCATACAGCATTGGAACCAACTCCTGTGTTTTCTTTTTAAGGCATCTTATCAATGCAATAAATTTTTCGTTATAAGGAAATCTCATTTCTAGAACTTCTCTACCATCTTGTGCTGTAAAGACATCTACGCTCTTTTCGAAACTTATGACTCTAAAGGGTTGGTCATAGCGGGGATTGTTTATCAGATTGTCCACATCAAAATCAAATTTTTCCAACAACGTTTTGTATCTCTTCAAGAACATCATGGCCAGTTTGCCCTGCTTCTCCGTCCATGCATAGGTAGCGGCAGCCAAGCTCTGTATGATCTTGAAATCTTTGTCATGCATCCCGGAATTTTGCCAAGATCCGCCGGTATTATAGGCCAATATCCTCAGAGCGGCCTCCATTGATTCCAACCTGCGATGTGGTATGTTTGTGTTTGTCATTTTTTGGATAATTACAGTATAGCACACAAGACAAAAAAGTCAATTGTGTTACCACTTTTATGAGAAGAAAAAAAGCACTCAAATTAAGGCATAAGATAGTGAGAGAAACCCTTGTACATAAGGGACCTTATGAAACCAACAGGCGGGCTATAGATCTCTGGTTTCGCTACATCAATCGAGCAGTGTTCAACAATGAGTTGCCAAATTTCAATAAGATCATAATCAAGAAATGGCTGAAACAGGCCATGGGGCAGGTGTGCGCCTATCCAGATAGAAATCCTAAAAGATTTGAACTGGAGATGCTGCGCAAGTACAACACCAAGAAAGATTTTATAGAAACATTGGCACACGAGATGATACACCTATATCAATTTGCATTAAAGAAGGACACGGGCAATCACAACAGGATCTTCTACAGCTTCCGGCCAAGGTTTAAATTTATTGGCCTAGGACTTTCTCTTTAAACACATTATAGGTCATCAACAACGTATTCTTTAGATTGGTCCCAGTCTGCAGGTGATTTAGATACTCTGGTGGGTTGTCGTGCACCACTGTGAAGCGGCAGTAGGGCCTCTGTTTTATCAAGGTTCTGAACTGTTTCAGCCATGCCTCAAATATGCTGTCATCGTTTCTTTCTCCATAGCACGGCGTATCCTGGTAGATGTTGTTCAGTTGTCCCTTGCCATATTGCCTGAAGTCAAAGCCTATGAGATAGATATTTTTATGTCCATGCACGCAGGCGGTCCACATGGCGGCCTGCCCAGAAACCCAATGCGGATTATTGGGTATGAGGTTTAGTTTGCCAGCGTACCTGTTGACCTCCAGCGAAGGAGCGTAGCATACGCATTTTTCATACACTCGGCCATCCACTATGACCTTGCTTATCTTGGAGTCGACCATGAAAAGGTAATCTGGCATGAAGTCTCTGTAGAGTGCGTTGCAGCCATACACCTGCCCTGTGGGCCTCAAAATATTAAGATCAAATCCCTGCCTGGAAGGACCGTTGCCTATTATGTAGGCATTGCCTCGGGGCACTGCCTTGACCCGGTCCTCATAGAATGCTGTCTCCAATATCTTCTGACCTTTCCTTATCACCGTGCGGACCGTGACGGTTTCACCGCTGTAGGGCTGCCATTCTATGGGCTGGATCTCCTCATGCCTGTGTGTCCTGACTGTCTTCATTTTATGCTGTATTTTTCCTCCAACCTTGTCCTTATCCTCATCCATGGAGTGCCGTTCCTGATCTCCTGTGTGGTCCATTCGGTGTAAGCCAATCGATTGGCCCAATTCAATCTGGCTGGCATGGCTGGTTTTTCTATGTCTCTCAGCTCCTCGTTTCCAACTTCATAACTGAGGCTGGATGGTGACACAAATACCGGCACGCCATTGATCACCGATTCCATTCCAATGTTGCTGGAATGATTGACCACTGCCCAGGCGTCATTGAGCACTTCCTTGAAATCGGTGTCGTCGTATGTGTTGGGGTCGGGAGCAGGCGCCCTAAATTTAACATTTTCAAATTTTTCTTCACTGAGCTCAAAGTAACTCCTGGGATGTGGTCTCACAATGATCTGTCTCTTGGTGTATTTCCTAATCTCCTTGATCTTTTGTTCCGCCCATTGTGCTGCCGTTGGCATCCCTTGCCATTGCAGGCTTTCTGTGTTCTGGCAACACAATAAGATATATTTGCCCTGGGATCTCCAGGGTTTCATCTCTATGTCAAACAATGGCCAACGCTTGTCATTATATTGTTGATTGGCGAAGTCCGCGTCCCTGTTGGTGCCATTGATGGCCATCTTCCATGTGTGCTCGCGTTTGATGCCACCCACTTCCAATACCACTACCGGTCGATTGGTCGACCTAAAGCTGTCCCATACTTGTTTGTTGGCGGCCATCCTGCCCTTCCATAGCACCGACCATATGATGGCCACGTCGCAGTTGCGGTCCTCGTTGAGATGGAATTTCTCTCCCTCGTCTCTAAAGCAGTCCAGCAGTGCCTTAAAAACAGGGCGTGAGTTTATGCTGCCATTGTTTTCGAATACCGCTATCCTCATTTCAATGCTCCTGGCACTTTCTTCCAATAGTCCAACTCCAACACATTGGCCGGGGCATCCTTCATGGGAGGTCTCAGATCTGCTCTAGCACTGCTGCCCAATTTTTTTCTTTTGCCTTTCATGTGGTCCATGTATAAACCCAATTCGCTGTTGATGAACACATGATGTCCTTTGACGTTCTTGCCATAGCCAATATCATTTACCTGTATGTTATACTTCTCTTGAAATTTCCTGGCCAGATGCCAGAAAATAAAACTGTCGTGCCACTCTAGCAACTTGAACACCTCATCTGTGATGTATAATTTTTCCCATTCTGTAACAAATTCTTGGGTGTTAGGATGTTGTAAATTATACCCTACAAATCCACACTCGGGATATTTGCCACCATCTTTCAATGCATATCTTTCTCGGCCCAGGAAAGTCAGCATGGTATCTCGGGGTAAAAGAGTCTCAAGGAAATTCAATGGTATGGATCTAAATGTAAAAGTATCAGCATCAACCCACAGCACATAGTCATAGTTGGCGGAATTTCTCACAGCGTTGATAACGCAAAAAACTTTATTGCTGAATCTCACGGCATCCCAAAGGAACGATCCCTTATTTTTATCCAATCCACCATGTTGTTGCAGAGCAGCAGGTCTTCTAACTCCCCCCGGTATCTCTTGTAACTCTCCGCATGCCACAGGATCGTTCCGATGTTGATTTTTAAATTTCAACAACTCGGGTTCAGCCGAGTTTAGATCAATCCATGTGATTCTAGGATGATCGTAGTTGGGTTTTGGTTCCTCAAGATACACCACAAGATCGATTTCTTTCGGCCATTGTTCGGCAATGCTCTTGATACCTCTACCGGAATAGAGATCCCATGTGCCTGGTTTGTATGAGGTTATAACTTTGATTTTCATATTCTATTTAATACGTCATTTGATATTTTTTAATCCAGTCTTTCATTATCCAAGCCGGAACCAGAGCTTTACTGGCTTTTTGGCTTACCGTAATTTTATCTAGTTTTGATTTGTCTCCCATATTATTTGTATAGAAGTTTTTTAAATTTTTATCAGTGCCCATGGCCAGCCATTGCCCAATTGGCACAGTCCATCCAGTTTTTTGTTTTGTGATTATGGCGTCCGGCAATATGCCTTTGTAGGCTATCTTGGTCAATAATTTGGTATCAGATTTATTTTTTCCTATCTTATAGCTTGTGGGAATGTCCAGGCAGTACTGCATGAACATCTTTGTGGTCAGAGGAAATCTCCCCTCCATGCCAAACGACATGCCATATTTGTCGTTCCTGGCAAAGAATTCGTTTGGAGCCTGCGCAACACAATCGATAGCCATGTAAGACGCCACAGGATCTGCAGGATTCCATAGAGTGTCGGGATATAATTTTATTAGTTCTTCTCTCAATACCGGAGTTGGCAGAGTTGGCACTCCTACCACTAGTGGTCGTTTTATTCTTTGTAACCATTTGTCTATTACGCTGCTCCATGAATTAAATTTTTCATCTTTCATTTTCCAATACTTAGGATATCCGCCCAGTATCTCGTCGCCCATGTCTCCCGCCATGGTTATGACGGTGCCTGCCTCGGATAATTTTCTATTGGTATGGTAGTACATGCTCATGCTGGGATTGTATACTGGCTGCTCCATGTAATAGATGCTGTCATTCCATGCCGCAATCACGTCATTGGGAGTGATGATGATTTCTCTGTGATTGAATTTTTCTTGATCCGCTAATATTTTAGCACAGGTGGCATCACTGTTGTAATCTTCATCTGTTACTACATTGGGTTTCATTTTATTAGTAAATGTATTCACTGAGCCGTGTATCTTCATCATCTCGTATGCCACCACGCTGCTGTCTAATCCGCCGCTGAGGAACACTCCCATCTGTCTTCTTCCTATGCTGCACATCTGCACAGTCTTTCTAACTCGATCTCTGAACTCCGCGGGATCAAAGGAAGAATTGGATCTAGGAGTTATGAAAATTCTTTCTGATAATTTTATTCTTTTATTTGCACAGTCATATGTGATTGTTTCTCCCGGCATCAGTTGTTTTATGTTGGAAAAAAATGTGTTTCTGGTGGCATTAATACCTGTGAGGCTCATGCAACTTATTGCCAACTGATCTATCTTCCTGGAGTTGGGCACTAGATCCAGCATGCCCTTTATCTCAGAACCAAATATCAATCCTTCAACGGTCTCGGCATAGTATAGAGGTTTGATGCCAGCGTGATCTCTACTCAATATCAGTTGTCTCGTGTGCGTGTCGTAATAGGCAAAGGCATGCATGCTATCGATCTGTTCAACAAATTTTGCGCCATATTGGTCCAGACCCCATGCCAATAGTTCTGTGTCGCATGTGGTGCGGGGTTGGAATGCCGTGTTTTTTTTTATCAGATCAAAATAGTTAAAGATCTCTCCATTGTAGATCAATATGTTACCCCTTTCCGTTCGCCATGGCTGCTGTGACGCAGTGGGCTGATCTGTGATGCTCAAAAGATTGTGTCCCAGTGTAACCGAATCATCGTTCCACACACCATTGCCGTCTGGTCCCCTATGGTGGCACTTCTCCATGTACTTTTTGATAAACTCTACATCTTTAGTTGTGATGCCATATACGCCGCACATTGAAATCCCTTCCGTTGTGTTTTATTGCTGACCAGATGCGATCGTCTATCGTCCAGTCAAATTTCCAAACTGCTCTGAAAAATTTGTATACGTTTTCGTTGAGTTCCACTTGCGATGGAGGAGTTACATTGATCAGCTCGCGGTTCCATGGCAGGCCAAATTTGTTCTCAATCTTTTCAAACCAATTGGGACCATCGATGGCCACCAGTCTCACGGCAACTTGATCCGTGTCAAAATAATAATGCTGTGGTCTCAGAGCTCCTCCTTGTTCATTTCTTGGTCTATCCTGCGTAACAACGAGATCTGCCAGGTACGCCAGCACTCCTGGTTCATCTTTTTGATTTTTTGGTATAGACCTCGACTGCAGGTTATAACGTATTATACTATCATAACGTTCTCTGGGTGATCTAAAAGTTGTGAACCAAAACCAATCCTTGTATTCCTCTGCCGCATATTTCTGTCGTAGTTCTAATCCTATGATCTGATTGGCAGACAGGTGAGGGGTGTTTTTTAAACATCCACGGTTGACCTCGTTAGGGGCTATGCTTTCCAGATATTTTGTCACGGTATGACCAGCGGTCTTTGGCACATGTATGTAAACAACTTTTAATTTACTTGAGATGTACATAAAAAATTATAATTTCAATTTCAATTTGAATCTACGGAACACCGTGCCATTTTTTATCTCTTCAGTGGTCCACATCTTGTATCCCAGATCATTCAACCATTGTGTCCTGTCAGGCATTTCCGGTGATTCTATCTTGGTCAGATCTTTGTTACATACCGGCCAGCATATAGCTAGATCGGAAGTGCAGAAAGTGGGTATACCTCTCACGCAACTGTCTGTGCTGGCTGTTGAATTGTGTGTGACCACGGCATGGCAATCGGCAATCGCTTCTTGAAAATTAAATCTATAGTATTTTTTATTGTCTCCGGAGAAAAATTTGGGCCCTATCACTAGCTCGACGTCATTGGGAAATTCTTTTGCCCTGTCTGCTATCGCTGCCATATGATTAGGATGTGGCCTCACTAAAAATTTCTTAGCAGTCAATGGTCTCAGTGTTTTATAAACTCCATTGAACCAATCAACGGGATCTAGCTCGTTCATGCTCCAGTTATCTTTGGGTTGTAGTACAAACAGTATTGGATCTTGTGAATTGGATTTCCTCCATGGTTCATTCTTGATGTTCCACAGCTTCTTCATCATTTCCCAACGATCTGGCGGAGAGTTGTCTGACAAAAAATTTCCATTGTTCATGGGGGAATATAGAGCCACCCTCCAGTGATGACGGGGATGATCCACTGTGTTTCCAAAACTGCTAAGCAGACCCCCGTCGAATGTGATGATGTATATGCCTTTCTTCTTGGCACGTTCCACAAGGTCTCTCCTCCTGCCCTTGGTATGATGCATCTGCTTGTCCCCACCATAGCCAAACATGCAGCCGATAGGTGCGGTGGGTTCCATCTCGTCCTTGCGCCACTCTCCGGTCAGGTGCTCGTTCACTATTATGGCATTGTCTCCGCAGGCCTTTATGCCCTGGGCCATGTGGTGCAGCAGTTCCCAGCTGCCACCCCTTCGCCTGTCCTTGACCGTTCTCCTAAAGATCTCAACGTCCATCCAATATCCTCCATGCCCATCCGTCCTGCATCTCTTCTCTTGTGAACTGTCCATACGCTAATGAATGATAGCAGGGTTCTCTGTCCGCATATCGGGGTGTTTCTATTTTTGCGAAATCTGTTTCTGCTATGGGAGCGCATGAGTTCATTGTGTCTGTGAACACAGGCACACCCCTTGCTGTGGATTCTATGGTTACGTTGCTGTTGAATGTCACAATGGCATGTGTGTCGTTCCAATTGATTGGTGTGGTGTTGTCCTCATTATCGTCTGGCCCTGGCATCAGTCTCCCTAGTTCATCTATTTTGCTGTCTGGATTATATCCTTTGTTTCTCACAACTATTTCTCTATCTGTGTTTGCCCGTAGAATTTCTAAAGTTTTGGACAGCCAGTCTTCCTGTTCGAACATGACCGCCATGCTGTGCGTGGGAGGACACACCACAATTTTACGACCGCCCCTCTTCCATGGTTCTATGTTAAAAGGAAAGGATTTTTTAAAACGATCATTGGATCTAGATTCTAAATAATTTTTTACATGACCGTTTTTGGTTATTCTCATTAAGTAAGGACTGCCTCGACTCTCTCCCCAGTAAGGACGATCCATGAAATAGAAATCGATCTTGTTTTTTTGTGCCCAATGATAAACCATGTTGGTGCCTCTCAATATGCCCATTAGCACAACTTTTTT